AAAGGAAAAGCAAAGGCTAGAAGGTCAAGCTTTTGTGCAAGAATGTGTGGGATGAAAAAGCGATTAACAAGTGCTAAGACTGCTAGAGACCCTAATTCTAGGATTAATAAAGCTTTGCGAAAGTGGAGATGTAAGTGTAGATGAAGTTCGAAGATGCAATAAAAATAGTATTAAAGCACGAAGGCGGTTACGTAGATGACCCTGTAGACCCGGGAGGGGAAACTAAATATGGAATAAGTAAAAAGGCTTATCCATTTTTAAATATTAAAGAATTAACAAAGAAAGAAGCATCTGATATATATTTTAAAGACTACTGGTCAAAAGCTAAAGTCTCTAAGCTACCTGAGAAATTAAGAATGATATACTTTGATATGGTAGTTAATATGGGTAGAAGCAGAGCTGTCAAAGTATTACAGCAAGCTATAACCTCTAAAGGCGTTAAAACGGACGTAGACGGAGGGATTGGACCTAAGACGATAGGTAACGCCATTAAGTCAAAACTAGAAGAAAACAGGCTACGTAGCTACAGAGTTAAATACTATGCAGACTTGGTACAAAGAAAACCGAAATTGGAGAAGTATTGGTATGGCTGGTACAGAAGAGCAATCTCTACATAGTAACGATACACCAAATGAGATTTTTAAAAAACTTGATTTCAGGGGAACAAAACGATTTAAACAAGTGCCTGATAGTTGTAATATGTGTGGGAGCGTAGAGGTAATCGGAATAGAGCTAATAGGAGCCAAAGAAGGAGTTCTCTATTGGGAATGTTCTCTGTGTAGAGAAAAGTACTTAAAATATACTAAAGTTACTACAATGAAGTATTTAAAAATAGCATCCAAGTTATGGATAGATTTAGGAGGTCTAGAAAACATATGCGAAGAAATACCAAATTAGATGAAAAAGTTGTTAAAAGAGGAATTATCACACCAGATAAACATTTTCCTCTCCACGACCAACCAGCAATTAATGTTGTTTGTGAAGCGATTAGGAGAGTTAAACCTGATTTCTATGTGGACTTGGGTGACACCGGAGAATGGGGTTCAGTCAGTCATTTCCAGTGGAAGAGGAAAAAACGTCCCCCTTTGGAGTATCAACTCCCAAGAGTTTACCAAGACATTAAAGATGTTAATAAAGGAATGGACCAGATTGATGAAGCACTTGATGCAGTTAAATGCAATGAAAGATATTTCCTTGAAGGTAACCACGAACAATGGTTAAACGGCTTTTCAGAAGAGAATCCATATCTTCAAGGTCTTACCGTAAAAGAGGCTTTACTCTTAGAACAAAGAGGGTACGAGTACTACCCCAACGGAAAATACTTAAAGATAGGACACTTGCATTATTATCACGGGAACCATTACTCTGGGGTAGCACACGCAAGAAACCACCTTACCAGATTAGGGTGCAACGTAATGTACGGACACCATCACGATTTACAGATGGCAAGTGTTACTCACGTTGATGGTCCTAAATCAGCTTGGAGCATTGGATGCTTAAAAGATATGTCAGATGAAGCTAATGGATGGCTTGGCAATAGAAAAACAAATTGGCAACACGCTTTTGCAGTTGTTGACTACTATACAGATGATAGATTCACAGTTCACGTTGTTAATATACTTGATGGTGTTACATCACTCTGGGGGAAAACTATAGACGGAAACTAATATGCCTAAACAAATATTCGAAATAAACTCTTTTGGTTCTGGTATTGTATCTGACCCAATAGACGAGCTAGACATCCCCAGTGGTGCCGCTACTTTTTCTCTTAACGTTGACCCTTTAAACGAAGGCGAGTTAAAAGGAATCCCTGAGGTTCAAGTTTTAAAAGATACTGGATTTCAAAATAACTTTACAGAGATTGTTTATACAAGACCATCAGCTTATATTCAATCAGCTAGTGCTACTACCGCTCTTACAAACGTACAACAAAACATAGGTGATTAACTAATGCCTACTAATCCTTGGAACAAACATTACTTTGAAGTGTCAGGAACTCCAACTGTTTCTGAGCCAACTACCTTTGAGGTTAAAGTAACTGGTTCTCAAGGCAGTGAAGAGTGGTATTATAGAAGCCACGGTCTTGATGGAATTTACTCTTCTTATAACACAGCTATTACTTTAGCTGTTAACACTTCAATGCAGTTAGGTAGTACCGGCGTGTATATTAAATTTACAAGACCTAGTGCCGCTACATATACACCGGGTGACAAATGGGTATTTTCTACGGAAACAGATGTACAATTAGATACAACTGTTGGACAGTTTGATTATATTGAAACTTTAGATATTAACGATGAAAGAAACTTAATAGCAATCTCATCTTCTACTGGAAAAGTGGCTGTAATAGAAGACATTGATAGTGATACCCCTAAGGCTCTAGATAGTGAACTGACTATAGGTTCTGGGAGTGTAGGACAATTATTAGATTTTGAAAAAAGAAATAAAGAATTATACATTGCTAAAGGCAGAGACAACCACCCACAATTTTTAGGGTATAGTAAAAACAATGGTTTTGAGGGTGTTGGAGAGTTTGAATTAAGGTCTAACCCGGCATTAGACACTTTAGAAGGTGCTTCTAATCCACAAACAGACGCTTATGATATGTCAGTTATGTTAAGAGCTGGGGGTGGAGTTAACACTAAAGATGCTAGAATAATAGCTGGAATTAAAAATGTTGCTACAAGTGGTGGTAATGAAAACTCTGTTTACGTACAAAACCTACATACAGAAAAACTATATACATACGGGTTCTCTACAAAGCCAATTTCAATTAAACGCTGGTATGGTAAGATGCACGGAAGTTATTGCGATGGATTTGCTATTTTAAGAATGCCTGAAGAAGGAACTGATTACGCTGGGACTATTGATTTATGGGCTATGAATACAGCCGCTGGCGGGACTGTTGGTCAGCAAGCTAATATGTACCAAACTATTCAATTAAAAAAACCAGTTGGAGATGAAGCTCTAACACAAGCTTTTGGTGACTTTTATATAGTACCTCAAACAAGTGAGTGGTTAAAATGGTTTATTGTTGTATCTAAATCAAGGCATTATACTAATGGTGGTACAGGAATAAATTTAAGAAATTATAAATGGTTATGGAAGTCAGACGATATAACAACTGCTGATTTAACTTCTGAGGGATTTACTATTGAAAGTGAAGAGTGGGATAACATTGACCCTCAGCTTAACAATCCAGACGCAACTCCAAGTTTAAACGCAGGTGGTAATTTTTACTATATGCAACAATGTATTCACGCTGGTCCACAATCAATAACTGGACCGGGAGGAACACAATACACCGCTGATATGCCTGATTTTGTTATGGTAAATACAAGTGCTTACGCCAGTCATAGTCCACATATAATGCAATCATCAAGATATTCTCCTCTTTGTTTTGCTGGGTTTGAAACTGAAAGTGGAGGCTATGGTGATAATCCTATGATTTCATATACAGCTCAGATAGGACCAAGCTTTGACAGCATAGGTGTTAAACCCTGGTATAGTGCTAACCTTTGTTTAACACCCACCCAAAGACAGATTAATACTGGGGTAGCTCATAACTGGGACAACATTAATGCTCAAGACCAGAGCGGTTGGAACACTGAAGCTGTAGGACCTTTTATGGGTAACGGAGCTGGAAACGTAAATACAGTAAACTACAGACCTGTTAACTGGGTTACTTTTATGATACAGATAAAAGATAGTAATTCAGGAGAAGCTCTTTATAAAGGTTTACATCATATGCAAGACTGGGCAGACCAAGGAACCTTAGCTAGTAAATGGAAAAGCTTTAAAGGAAACAATAGTTTTCAACTTCCATCTTGGGTGACGTCTATTCAATATGGTGGTGGTGAGGGTGAGCTTGGTAAAGCGGAAAATAGTACTGTAAATAAAGGGATTCCTAAAATAGGACAAGTACCTTCAAAGTCTCCTATATTTGGAAATAATGGTAGAATCATATTTTCTACAAAAGGGGCTACAAGACGTAGACACTTGCTACATTATGTTAGACCCGGAAATAGAATGCTTTATACTTTTAGATATGGAACTGAGAGTGGACAGCCACAAGTTCTTAATGACAATACTACGCCTACGCTTTTTCCAAATAGTTGGTTGCAAGAAAATTCTGGCATAACTGAAACTGATTATCAAACATTAAGTGCTTATGGTTTATGGAATGAAAACGACAGTACTAGTCTTTTTCCTACATCTTTTTACGGCTCTGCGGCTAACTCTTTAAATTTTAGAAGACAAAAAGCTATTCCGGGAG